AATGGTGTTAAAGATAGTTCAGATGCTAAGATAGAATTGATAGCACGTAACTATGGTGAGACAGGATTTAGAAAGCTATATGAAGGCATTGCTTGGTTGGTATCGCGTTACCAGAACACAGAGACAGAGTTTAGAGTATTAGGCAAAGCATTAACTGTTAACCCTAAAGCTTGGAAGTATTCACACTATGTACAATCTAACGTAGGTTTAGGCGCAGGTGATAACGAGAAGAGTCTGGAAACATTGCAGGGTATCTATGGTATTCAGCAATCACTAATTCAGCAGGGTTCAACACTTGCCGATGAACAAGATATATACAACACATTAAGCCGTATCGTAGAGGGTGCAGGATTCCCTAGAGTTAGCGAGTTCTTTAATGACCCAGAAGAAAACACTGAGACACTTAAAGCCGAGAACGAAATACTTAACAAGATGGTAGTACAGTTACAAGAGCAAGCAGCAGCTATGCAGAATCCATTAGCTGAAGCTGAACAGATTAAGCAAGAGGCATTCTTAGTTAAAGCACAGAGCGATGCACAGATTAAAGTAGCTCAGTTACAATCTGATAATGAACAGTTCCAAGCTAAGCTAGTGGCTGATAGCAAGAAAGCAAGTGAGGACCTAGCACTTAAACTAACTGAATTAGAGCTTAAAGCAGGCCAAGACTTAAACGGTGCTATGCAAGATAACATGCTAGTATTTGACCCAGCTACCGGAGACTTTGTTAATGCGTCCAGCTAGAGTCTTAGGTGTTGCTAATCCAATGTCATTTCCTGATGATATGAGTGATGACGAAATACGTGCATTCTTACAGCAGAAGTTTAATGCTGACATGATGAAGAGGGCTACTGGTGAGGTATCAGATACCTTAGCACCACAAGCCGACATTGCCGCACCATATGAGCCTAGCTTAATGGAGAGGGCAGGGCAGGGCATAGCTGATGTATTAAGTGATACGGGTATCATATCTAATAGAGCAGGCGCACAACAGATAGGTAAGAATGTAACAGCTATTGGTGAGTTATTGCCGGGTATTGGTGATGTAGCAGCGGTTGACGATACCATTAGAGCTTATAACAAAGGCAACTATGGTGAGGCTGCTTTAAATGCTGTTGGTGTTGCGCCATTACTAGGCGATGCTGCTATATTTGCTGGTGTTCTAGCTAAGAATGCTGACCTAGGCGCATTACGTAAGGCTAAGTTATTAGAGGATACAGGCGCAGACCGTAACAGGATATGGAAAGAAACAGGTTGGGCTAATGATAATGGTGACTGGAAATTTGAGATAGATGATAGTGCTAGTAAGGGTAATCCATATCAAATAGAACCTAAAGAGGCTTATTCTAGGCTTTATGATGATGCGATTATTGCTGGAGATGGCTCTTTGAATGAAAAGCTAAAAGCAATAAAGCCATATAGAGAATACTCAACAGATGATCTTATCAACGAAAGAAACAGAAAATGGAGTGTGGCAGAGGGTAAGTTTGATTCTGGTGATGAAAATGCTTTAAGTTTATTTATGGATGATGTTAAAGGTATTGATGCAATGTTAGGTCAAACTAGATCAAGCTACGCACCAGTAAAGGGCTACTTAAAACACGATGAATTATATAATCAATACCCAGACGTAGGTGATATACACACTAGAGTTGATGATGAGTTGGGTTCATTAGGGTCTTACAACGAACGTGGTGGGGGGTATAGTGAGGGGATACAGTTAAAACAAAGGCCAGATTTCAACAAACCTAAATCCACATTACTGCACGAAACGCAACACGCTATACAACAGAGAGAAGGCTTTCAAAGGGGTGGTAGTCCTAAGCTACTCTCACAAAGTGGTGAGTATAGAAAGCGGGCACGAAAAAGAATGGATGCCATAAAAAAGGAGAAACCAGCACTAGCAAAGGCATTTGCTGACTACAATTCTAAAGAAGAAGCTTTAAACGCAAAGTATGGGCGTGATGTTGATAAGTGGCCCGATGAAATAGCTGAAAAATACTATATCGACTCTGATAAGTTATTGGGAATGGATGGTGGTGAGGAAATGATAACTTTGTCTGATAATATTTATGACCCACCACAATCAGAACTTGAAAAAATGCCATCAGCCATGGACCAATACCAAAGATTAGCAGGCGAAGCAGAAGCGCGTAACGTACAAACACGAATGAACATGACACCTGATGAGCGCAGAGTAAAGCCACCTTGGGAAACTTTAGACGTACCAGAGGATGAGTTAACATATCGCGGTGGTAGTGGTGTAAGCAAAAGCCAAGCACCAGTAGATGTAGCAAGCAGTATCAAGCCAGAAATGCCATCAGGTAAGCCTATAATGGATGAGGCAGGTAATGCTAAGTTTATTGAGGGTGATGATGGTAAGTTCTTTAAGTTACATAAACGCTCAGGTGATTGGGTTGATATAACAGGTACAGCAGGTGAGGCTAACGCTAAGGCTATGAAAGCTAAAGGGTTAACACCTAATGCTGATAAGTCACCAGCACAGTATAGAGCAGAATCAGCAGCACAAGCGGAAGGTTATAAAATGCAACACACAGCACCATTAAAGAGTGACGGTAATCCGTCAGGTGTCAATGTTGAAGATGCGTTCCCCGGCATGTATAGTGGACACTCTAGCGACTACCTTACAGGTGTTAGCTATGATGATAAAGCTATAAGAATAATTCAAGGTATGAAGGGCAAGCCAGAAAAGTCTGTTACTATCTACAGAGCAGTACCTAAAGACGTTAAAGAGATTAACGCTACCGATTGGATAACAACAACCAAAGAGTACGCACAGGACCACATGGAAGGCGAGAAGGGCTGGCATATACTAAGCAAGAAGGTTAAGGCTAAGGATATTGCTACAGATGGTAATTCTATACATGAATTTGGGTATGACCCCACAAACTAGTAACCAACAAGGTAACGCGTTATAATGACTGAGATAGAACTAAAGAACACAGTGCAAAAGGCACAACGAGCTGAACAGCTACTTAATGACCCATTGATACAAGAGTTTATTATATCAGTACGTGGTGATTTACTTAACAAGTTTGAAAGCACAGAGTTGAGCAGCGAGGCTGAACGGTTAGCAGCATGGAACCAAGGCCAAGTATTAAAGATGTTCATAGAGAAGTTCACTAAACAGATTAAGTCAGGTAAGACAGCACAGCTAAGCTTAATGGATAAGATAAACAATAACATACGCAAGATAATTTAACTTAACGACAACAACCGATAGGACTGTCAGCAATGAATACAGAGCAAGCATTTTTAGAAAGAATTAAAGTGGCTAGAGGAACATCGGAGCCTTCACCAGAAGCGCCAACCGAAGTTACAGAGCCAGTTAATGTGTCGTCAGACGATGCGCCAGTGGAAGATATAATCGAATCAGAGGGAATCAATGAGGAGGTTGTATCGGAAGTTGAGGAATCAGCACAAGAAGAAATTGCACATGCGCCAACTGAAGATGAGGATGAGGACCTTTATGTCGACTACAAAGGACGTGAAATAAACCTTAAAGACATCGAACAGTGGGAGCAAGGGCATTTAAGACAGGCTGATTACACTCGCAAAACACAATCTCATGCTGAGGAAGTGAAAGCATTTAAAGCTAACCAAGAAGCTTACAGTGCCAAAGAGTCAGAGCTTAACGATAAATTGCTAACTTTGGAGGCAATGTTAAACGAAGATACTCTATCAGCAGATGATGTAGCAGAATTGCGAGAGTACGACCCAGAGGAATACATTAAGTACACAGAGAAGCAATCGAAGCTTAAAGAGTTTGTTAACTCAGCTAAAACCGCGACTCAAGCACCTAATGTAGATATGGCAAAAGTAAGTACAGACTTGTTTAACAATCATCCTGAGTGGATGGATAATGGCAAGCAGAGTCAAGCATTCACAGATGACACTAACCTAATGAGCAGCTATGCGGAATCTCGCGGCATTGGTCAGAAAGAGTTAGCTAATTTTGATGCTAGACATTACGAAATTATGCTAGATGCTGCTAAATATCAAAAGCAAACTAAAAGTAACGCTGCTATTGAGAAGAAAGTACGCAAGGCTCCGGTAAGTACAAAACCTAGAGCATCGGCAGTTGGTGTTCAAACGGACGTTGATAAGGCTATGAGAGCTTTTAAGGCTAACCCGAATGACAAGAACGCCATTGCTTTACGGAAAGCAAAGAATAAACAACGACAATTAACTAAATAAACTTAACTTTAAGAGAGAATAATTATGGCTACTCCAGCTGATACTACTAGTACATACGATGCAATTGGTAATCGTGAAGATTTAAGCGACATTATTTACGACATTTCGCCAACTCAAACTCCATTCATTTCAGGTATTTCTCGCAATAGCGCGACTGCTACCAACCATGAGTGGCAAACAGATAGCTTAGCTACTGCTGTTTCTACTAACGCTGTAATTGAGGGCGAAGATGCCACCACTACTGCTGCTATCGCTTCAGTACGTTTAGGTAACTACACTCAAATCAGTGACAAAGTTCCACGCGTTACCCGCACACAGCGTCAAATTGATTCTGCTGGCCGTGGTGATGAGTTAGACTATCAAATCATGAAGAGCGCGAAAGAGCTTAAACGTGACATGGAATCTACCCTTTTAGCTAACAAAGCTAAAGCTGTAGGTTCTGAATCAGTAGCTCGTGAATGTGCTGGTGTTGAATCATGGATTGCTGACAACGTTGATTTAGGTGTTGGTGGTGTTGCTCCTACTGGTGACGGTACTGACGCATTAACTCCGGGTACTAACCGTGCATTTACTGAAGCTCAGTTACAAGGTGTTTTAGCATCTATCTGGGACGAAGGCGGAGAACCTGATACTATCATGGTTGGTTCTGTTATTAAGCAAGCTATGTCTGGTTTGGTTAATGGTGGTGCTGCTGGTACTGCACAACGTACCGTAGATGGTAACGCTAAGACTGTTACTTCTGCTATTGATATCTATGTTTCTGACTTTGGTTCACTAGCTGTAGTTCCTAACCGCTTCCAAGTACAAACTTCAATGTTAGTACTACAAATGGATATGTGGTGTATGTCTACTCTAGCTGAGTTCCAAGAAACTCCTTTAGCTAAAACTGGTGATTCTGACCGCGTTCAATTGTTATCTGAGTATACCTTAGAAGCTAAGAATGCTAAGTCAAGCGGTATTATTGCTGCATTAACATCATAATAACTATGTAGATTATATGAGGGCATTGCGCCCTCTTATTTAACGATATGGAGTTACACAATGAGTAAATTAGATAAGTTAAAAGCATCAGCTAAGAAAGAAAAGGCTGAGTCAGTAGCGGCAGATAAAGCATTAGAAGTTGCTAAGAAAGAAGTAGCCAAGAAACATATAGCACTTAAATCACTATGCACTATTAATGGCATGGTTAGAGTGGGTGAAGAGTTTAGTTGTACTGAAAGTGAGTTAGCAATATTCAAAAAACACAAGGCTGTTTAAATGAAAGATTTAGACTTAAATACTGGTATATTAGAAACCTTTAATAAAGACTCTACGACTGGTAAAATACACATCCACAAGACACAAGATGTTAACCCATTCCTAAGTGCTAACAAAGCAGAAATGAATAGCGGCACAGCAGGATTTAAGGGCGGTTGGCACAAGATGGCAAGCATTCCACCTATCGTGTTAGAGATGTGGCGTGAAGAAATGAAAGCAAAAGGTTATCCTAATCCTAACCCTTTAGCGGTAGAGAACAGAAAGTATCTACTATCTAAGCTCAATTCTCCAGATTGGAACGCATTGAGAACTAAACAAGGCATGATTTAATGTTAGACACTTACGATAATTTAATCAAAGAGATAATTGATTGGTCTCACCGTGATGACTTAGGAACAAAGATACCTACTTTTATTCAGTTAGCTGAAAATGCTATGTACTCAAATGAAATGGAAGTGTTAACTGTTCGTAGTATGGAGACTATCACCACACAGCTAACCACAGGCCAGTACGTAAGCTTACCTACTGACTTTGAATCAGCACGCAGTGTTAGGCTAGTTACTAACGACAATGGCGGTGAATTACGATTTCAAGCCCCTGAGCAGATGTACAAACAAGTAACCACAGGTAAGCCAACATTCTTTACTATCATAGGCGACCAGATTCAGTTTGATAGAGTGCCTGATTCAGAATACACATTAGAAATACAGTATTATCGTAAGGCGGCATCGCTTAGTGTATCAGTACAAACTAACGAGGTACTAACAGCGCATCCGAGCATCTATTTATACGGTACACTAGCTCAAGTGTACTTCTACTCACAAGACCAAGAGCAAGCATTAAAGTATACACAACTTGCATTAAGTGCCATTAAAGGCGCTAACAAAGCAGACAAGAAGGGCCGTTATGGTCCGGCTCCTACAATGAGTATTGACGGGATGATAGTGTAATGCCATTCGTAACCTTACCAATCAATGTAACAGGGCCTAGCTATCAAAGTAGGTCTAAACCTTTATCTAGCCAGCAAACTAAAAACTGGTATCAACAGTATAGCGAGGGCGGTAAGGACCCATATGTATTAATGCCTTTTCCGGGGTTACGTGCATTGAGTAATGAGGAAGGTTTAGACCGTGGCTTTCATCGTATGGCTGAGGTTCTTTATCAGGTTAAGGGTGATTCATTATATGAGATTAGTAAACTAGGCGTTCATACATTGCGTGGTACTATATCTGGCACTGCTAGATGTATTATAGCAGACGATGGTATTAATATGTTCATCGTAGTACCGGGTGAGAAAGTATGGCAGTACAACACAGACACACTTACAGTAGTAGAGGTAACAGATACAAACATCACAGGCGCTATATCAGTAGACTTCTTTAATAACCAGTTCATATATACATTTGCTGACTTCTCTACCGTATCAAATGTTGGTAATGGCGCTGTAGCCAGCGGACTAAATAGAGTGGGTGAAGAGACGTTACCTGATGCTATGGTGCGTGACTTTGTATTTGAAGAGATTATATATCGTTGTGGTGTTCGCTCTATTGTGGGTTGGTATAACTCAGGCGTTGGTGCTCCACCTATCGACAAGTTACAAGGCCGTATATTCAATGTAGGACTAGCAGCACCATACTCTATAGCTAAAACTGATGAGGCTTTCTATTGGCTTGGTGATGATAATGCTATTTATGTTGCACAGGCAGGTACTAAGCAGCGTATAAGTACAGACGCAATAAGCCATGCTATATCAAACTTTGCTGTAGTAGATGATGCTATCGGGTATACATACACTTTTGAGGGTCAGAACTTCTACACAATCACATTCCCTACAGCCAATAAGACATTTACTGTTAATGAAGCACTAGGTGAGAATGGGTGGTTTGAATTATCAAGCGGTACTGATGATGGCAAGTGGCAAGGCTCAAGTGTAATTAGCGTTTACGGCCACGAATATGTAGCAGATGCTACTAATGGCAATATCTACTGTTTAGATTTAAGTTGCTATACAAACAATGGTGACCCACTACAAAGAGTAAGGGTTATGACTAATATTGACGCTAGATTGATAGGCGGATCATTAGGTGATGCTATTACTATGTCTAGAGTTGTTGTTAGTATGGAAACAGGCGTAGGTGTTATAGCAGGGCAAGGCGATAACCCTAGAATAATGATGGAAGCATCTTTTGATGGTGGCAGAACTTGGACCGCAGGAGCTTGGCCCAGAGTTGGTAGGTTAGGTGAGTTTGTTCTTAAGGTTAAATGGGATAATATGAAAACATTCTACGATTGTATGTTGAGACTATCATCTAGTGACCCGGTTAACTACTCCGTATATAGTGCTAATATTGATTTGAAAATGGCAGGTAGATAATGGCTAACTTTGTTAATCCACCACCATTCCTAAGAATACCTCCTGAGTTCCTTAAGGATAGGGTGACTAGGGCATTCTTTGAACAGCAAAATACTGTTATATTTCAGTTATGGGAGAAGCTAGGCGGCAATGACGACCCACTAAATAACCTAACCAACTCAAGTAGCAATGGTAACAGTTCACAAGTACAATGGATGCAAAAACAAATAAGCGGTTTGCCTGAGTTCACTGTAGATACATCAGGTTTTACCATAGACACAAGTTTAATCACCACTGATAAGGCTGTAGCATAATGGCAAAGCAAGACATAAT